AAGCCATCATGAAGCGGTCCGAACGGGCGAAGCAGAAGGCACACCGCGACCTCGAGTCGATGGGCTACGATGTCATCCAGTCCGACAACCAGCGGCTATGCCTCATCGGCTTCCGGAGCCAAGAGGTTCGACTCGTGAAAATCTGCCTGGACAGAATTACGCCAGACGACACGGCGTCTGTCCGAACCATCAACGTTCCCGCGAACTGCTCCCGGGAGATATGGATCCGCAAAGAGGGCTCTTCCGGATTCGAGATTCATAAACTCTAAAACTTGTCAAGAGTCTTTTTCCCCCGGGTTACCCGTCCGTTTACGACGGGTTAGCCGTCGGTTTAGGACGGGTTGCCCGTCCTGACCAAAATCCTATCCCTTATCATTTGAGCGTGAAGCCAGACGACCTTCTCCGGGCCGACTACCTCCGCGCCGTCGCGGTGGACTATGCCAAGCATTTTATTGGGATACCCTACCGATGGGGCGGCGATGATCCGATGGCCGGGTTCGACTGCTCAGGTTTTGTGGTCGAGGTCCTTCATGCCGTCGGTAAACTACAAGCCCGCGATTACTCGGCCCATGACCTCTATACGCTCTTCAAACCCGACATTGTCGCGCTCGGCTATGCAGGGTGTCTGGCGTTCTGGCTCGACGGTAGGGGCCACGCGGTCCACGTGATGCTTTTAATCGACAATGTGCACGTGATCGGGGCCTCGGGGGGCGGGTCAGGAACAGATGATCTAGCGGACGCGATTCGAGAAAACGCCTTCATAAAGATGCGCCCATTGGGTTATCGCAAGGGGACACCAGTCCTCGTCGATCCATTCAAGGGGGTGGCCTGACATGGAAGGATTCAAGTGGCACAACCTCTGCATCGGGATCAAAATCTCGCTCAACTCCGGAGCCGCGCTTCTTCTATTCACCGCGACGTTCTTTCTTCTCTACTATCTGGCCGGTACAAACCAGACGCTGGCGTCGCTCTATCCCATGGCGCTCGGCGGGCTGACGTGGGCGTTCACCGGGTTTCTAATCAAGCGAAGCACGGACAAGAAGGTGGGCTATAACGCGGAGATAGAGAAACTCAAGATCGTGACCGCGCCGGAAGGGAAGGAGGCGGGCTGATGGCCGTCGATCTGAAGTCGATCCTGGAGATGCTCGAGAAGATCATCGCCCTCGAGGCGAAGGTTGAGGAGGGGATCAAGAGTGAGAAGGACAAAATCAGACGCGAAAAGATCCGTAAGGCTTTCAAGGACCGGGACGCTGCTGCTCTGCGTGACCTTATTTTTGATCTGTAGCGCGTGCCATAGCTACGACCCCACGCTCTACCCCGGATATGACGTCCTGAATCCGAGCGAGGAGGCCAGGAAGAGCCCGCTTTATTTCATAAAGGACGAAGACGGGAACAACCTCGCGGTCGTCAACGAGGCCTTCATGCTCTGGGTCTACGAGCTGAAGCAGGAGATCATCAAGCTCCGGGCCGCGGGGAAGAGATGACCAAACCATCGACGGCAAACATTCTGGGGATCCTGGCGATCCTGGCCGGCATCCTCTTCGTCATCATCAAGGGCGTCATGCCGCTCGTCCAGCCGAACGGCGGCCGGCCCTCGAGCGCGGACGTCCAGATCATCGAGCGCCTGGCCAGGCTCGAGGAGGGCACGAGGAAACTCGAATCCATCCCGGAGAAGGTCGCGGCCCTGACCGAGGCGACGTCGGGTCTCAAGGCCTCGGTCGACCGGCTTGAGAGAAAGATCGACGATCACGTCGGGAGGAGCCCGGGGAAATGAAGATCCTCGAGGTCCCGATCTCCTCCGTCGTCCCGTGGGCGAAGAATCCGCGGGGGATTCTGGAGGGAGACTTTGCCCGCCTAAAAAAGCAGATCCAGAAGCTCGGGGTCTACAAGCCGCTCGTTGCGTGTAAGGAGAACGGGAAGTACGTCGTCCTCGGCGGCAATATGAGGCTCCGCGCGTTGAAGGAATTCGGCTTAAAGGAAATCGATATCAGCATCGTCGATGCGAAGACCGAGGCAAAGAGGATCGAGTACGCGCTGAGCGATAACGACCGGGCCGGCTATTACGAGGAGGACAAGCTGGCTGAGCTGGTCTATCCGCATATTGCCGATCTCGACCTGGCTGAATTCAAGGTGGATTTAGGCGAGCCCTTAGACCTCGAGCAAGTCGTTGAGCGATATGGGCCGGACATCGAGGACGGAGCCGATGAGGTTCCCAAGCTAGATGATAAGCCCGCCGTGACGCAGATGGGCGACCTGTTCATGCTTGGCAAGCACCGGCTCATGTGCGGGGACAGCACGAAGGCGGCGGATGTCGCCAGGCTCATGGATGGGAAGAAGGCTGACCTGATCTTCACGGATCCACCCTACAACGTGGATTACGGATCGTCGAAAAACCATCCGGACTGGAGAATCCGTTCCATCGTCAATGATGACATGGACGATGCCCAGTGGCTCAAGTTCAACCAGGCCATGATCGAGATCTTCAAAGCGAACCACCGCGGCGGGGACATCTACGTGTGGGGAGCCTCCGGGCCCGCCGGTATGCGGCAGCGCCTGGCACTCATCGAAGCTGGATTCCACTGGTCGGCGACGATCATCTGGAAGAAGCAGCAGCTCGTCCTGTCGCCGGCCAGGTACCAGCGGATGTATGAGCCCTGCTTCTACGGCTGGCTGAAGAGAAGCAGCTTCCGCGGGGATCGCAAACAGACAGAGATCTGGGAGGTCAATCGGCCCTCCGCTTCCGATCAGCATCCGACCATGAAGCCGGTGGAGCTCTGCGCCAGGGGGATCGTCAACTCGAGCAGGCCAGGTCAGATCGTCCTGGACCTTTTCCTTGGATCGGGATCCACCCTCATCGCGTCCGAAATCTCGGATCGCGTCTGCTACGGAATGGAGATCGACCCGAAGTATTGCGACGTCGTCATCAAGAGATATGCCGTTTATATCGGCACATCAGAGAAAGACATCCGCGCTACGCGAGAAACAGGCCCGGATTCGCCTCTGTGTGCCCCACGGACAGGCGACCTGGGCAACGTGCGGCAAACTGTCCGAGCATCCAAGAAAAAGGCAAAAAATGGCTAAATTCGGCCCGATACCAAAAAGACTCGATCCCTCAAAAGTCGAATCCATAGCCGCGATGGGCGGGACGAATGAGCAAATAGCGGCGATCCTCGGGATATCCCCGACCTCATTGAAAAACATACGGCGGCGCCAGAAGACGGTCGACAAAGCGATCAGGCGCGGCAAGGACAAAGCTGACTTCCGAGTCGTCGCGGCGCTTTATCACAAGGCGACCGGCTATTCATTCACAGATCTCAAGGAGAAGAAGATCGACGTGCCCGGAGATACGACGGCGATGATCTTCTGGCTCAAGAACCGGCGCCCCGGGGAGTGGAAGGACCGCCATGAGGTTAAGGGCGCGGTCAGCCTTATGGCTAGGCTCTCGCTCACGGAGATGAAGAAGAGCCTGAAGGGGGTCGAGGATGCACCTTGACGCCGGATCCGCGCACGTCGTGAGGACGCTCCTCCAGAAGTACCGGGAGGACCCCGTCTTCTACGTCGAGCATGCGCTTGGGCACCGGACCTGGTCGAAGCAGCGCGAGACGCTCTGGTCGATCCGCGACAACGAGAAGACGGCCGTCCGGGCCTGCCACGGCGTCTCGAAGACGTTCTCCGCGGCCGAGATCGCGACCTGGTTCCTCAACTGCGTCGAGAACTCGAAGGTCATCACCACGGCGCCGACATGGACGCAGGTCAAGATGCTCCTCTGGTCCGAGATCAACGCGATCTACGCCCGGAGCCGGTTCGAGCTCGAGGGCGAGTGCCAGACCATGGACATCAAGACGGCGGACGCGGACCACTACGCGATCGGCTTCTCGACGGACAAGCCGCCCCGCGCCGAGGGCTGGCACGCGCCGTCGATCCTCTTCATCTTCGACGAGGCGAAAGGGATCCCGCGCTGGGTCTGGGACGCGAGCCGCGGCTCGATGACCGGCGGCTTCTGCCGTTGGCTCGTGATCTCGACAACCGACGGCGTCCAGGTCGGGGACGAGTTCTGGAAGATATTCCAGGGCGACCGGAGCGAGTGGAACAGGATCCACGTCTCCGCCTTCGACTCACCATACGTCACGGGCGAGAAGTTCCGCGGGATCGACGTCCCGGACCCGATGCGGCCGGACCGCTTCAAGAGGACGTGGATCTCGCCAAAGGATTTCCAGATCCAGATCGCGACGCCGAAGTACATCCAGACCTGCTATGACGACTGGGGCAAGGACTCGGTCCTCGTGCTGACCAAGGTCAACGGCGAGATCGTCGACGCCGGCGCCGACACGATCATCAAGCTCTCCCAGGTCATGCAGATGTTCAAGAACTGGGAGAACCCGAAGTTCGGGCTCGAGGGCGCGGAGGAGGGCGGGATTGACGTCGCGCGCGGCGGGACGGCCGACACCACGTTCACGCACAGAAAGGGGCTGCGCGTCCTCGCCAGGAAGGTCATCCCGACGCCGAACCTCCCGGAGAAGGCGAGGCTCGTCTTCGTCGCGGACGAGGCCGAGGTCTTCTTCGGCCACAACCGGAAGATGAGGATCAAGGTCGACGACACGGGGGTCGGCGGCGGCGTGACGGACATCCTGCAGTCGAGGAAGTACAGGATCGTCCCGGTCAACTTTGGAGGCAAGGCCGGCGATCCGGACAAGTACCCGGATGTCGCATCCGAGATGTGGCACGAGGTCGGGGCGATCGTCAACGAGATCGCCTGCGCGCCCGACGACCGGCTCCAGGCCGAGCTCGTCAACAGGAAGTCGAAGGCGCTCGACAAGGCCGGCCGGCGCGTCATCGAGAGCAAGAAGGAGTACACGGAGCGGACGACCCTCCGGTCGCCCGACTGCGCGGATTCGTTCCTCCTCGCGTTCTACAACCCGGGCTCGGGGAGATACTACGTCGGCGGGGGCGGCCGCGACGTCGGGCCGGACTGAGGACAATGAGCGTATTCAACATGGCGGGGAAGCTAAGGGCCGAGGTCCGGGAGCTCACGGTGAAGGTCGGCCAGCTCAAGACGCAGAACGAGCGGCTCGTCCACGAGTTCGTCCTCATGAAGGGCGAGGCCGACAAGAAGTACGTCGGCAACGAGTACAAGGACTACAAGACGGCCGTGAAGGCCATCTCCGACAAGTACGTCGGGACGGCGGACTGGGGCGTCCTCCAGACGCGGAACATCATCGACCTCCGGTCCGCGTTCATCCTCGGCGAGGGGATCCGCGTCTCGCACACGACGAAGACCCGGGCCGAGGCCGAGCAGGAGCTCGGGTTCGCCAAGGACTTCGTCCGGTTCAACAACCTCGACGGCCAGCTCGACCAGCAGATGGCGAAGGAGGCCGAGATCGAGGGAAAGATCGCGATCAAGCTCACGCTGGAGGACCTGAGGGAAAAGCCCTACAACAAGTGGACGAGCATGGTCTCGACGCGCTACCTTTCCTGGCAGCTCCTCGACTACAAGATCGAGGCGGACCCGGTCGATTACCTTCTCTACAAGAAGCTGACCTGGCCGAAGAAGACCGTCGGGACGAAGGAGATCCCGCTTGGCGACCTCGAGCCGTCGCGGTTCGTCTACGCGAAGTTCGGCGGCCGGCTCAACGAGCCCAACGAGGCGCAGCCGAAGATCATGGCCTGCCTCTCCATGGTCGACCGGCTCGACAAGGCGCTCCGGGACCTGCGGGAGATCATGCATTATTTCGCGTCGCCGACGCCGCATTTCAAAGTCGCCGGCAAAGACGAGGGGCTCGCCCTCGACGAGTACCTCCGGAGCATCAACTGGAAGATCGGGAAGTTCGTCGTCACGACGGCCGAGTTCACCATCGTCTCGGCAGACGTCCGGGGCGCGGACACGCTCGTCTCGGAGATCGAGCTCGCCGTCAAGATGATCAGCGGCGCCACGGGGATCCCGATCCATTACCTCGGGCTCCTCGACCTCCTGAAGAACCGCGCGACCGGCGAGAACGTCCGCGAGCTCATCATGGCCGCGACGACGTCCGAGCGGCAGACATGGATCGGCGTCTACGAGGAGGTCTTCACGAAGGCGATGGAGATGTGGAACAGGAACAACGCCTCCCAGAAGTCGGAGGGCGCGCAGCTCGACCCGACGAGGGTCAAGGTCGACATCCCGCAGATCACGCAGGAGCACTGGGACCGGGTCGAGAAGGTGCTCATCCCCGCGGCCACCGGCGGCATCATCAGCAAGGAGTACGTCGCCGAACAGATCCCGGGGATCGACATCGAGGCCGAATCGGAGCGCAGGAAGACGCGGGAGGCGGCGGAGGTGGCCAGGGCCAAGGAGGAGATGCGGGCGCTCAAAGAGGACTTCGATAGGGAGGGGGGGCCACGTGCATGATATCCACGGCGACGGCCGTCAGGGTCGCGGGCCTGGCGTTCATCAAGGCCAGGTGCCCGCGGTGCGGCAGCCGGGCCTACCGGAAGCCCTGCCCCTGCTGGATGACGAACAAGGGGTGGGCCGAGTGCGCGAAGTGCGTGCGCTGCGGCCACACGATCGGCCTGGGGAAGGCCGGGAGGAAATGAGATGCCGTTAATGGGAAGGCACTTTTTGAATGCCTTGATGAGTAAGAATAATTTCCCCTTTATTAAGGCGGCTTTTTGTATGCATAGAAATATGATCGTGCTCCGACCAAAGTTCAAGATTGGGTGGACGATTGTTCGCCTTTTTTCCGTCGATGTGATGAACGTGATCTTCTCTCGTAAGAAGACGGCCGAGCTTTTCGGACATCACGAGCCGATGCTCATAGACTTCGCCTCTTTTATCGGCCATCGGATGCTCGGGCATGTAGAGTTTAATGTAACCGGCTTTGGTCTTTTTCCTCAGTTCCGGATTTCTTCGCGTCCTGGCACCGCTCAACTGTCCACAATGCCCACATCGGAAAGACTTCTGCGTATAAAAATTCTTATGCGATACGAGATGGTCCAATCCGCAATCAGGACATTTAACTTTTATAAACCAGCGGCCATCTTCTCGAAAGAATTTATTCATAAAAATAGAATGCCATATTTAAATGAACAAATCAAGCCTTTTTTAGTGGAGACCTAACATGAGCCCGTTCGAAAATGAGCATAGTTGCCGGCTGAAGGACCCGGGGCTCTTCGTCCGGATCCGCGAGCTCTGGCGGAAGGGCGGCAAGCGCGGAATCGGCGGCCCGCTGAAGTCCAGCCCGGGCGGCGGGACCGAGACCCAGGCCATCCGGTACGACCGGACGAAGGTCGCAGCGGCCGAGGCCCGGGCGGACTGCCGGGAGAAGGGCGGGTCGTTCGAGGCCGCCACGGGCCGGGGCCCGGTGAAGGAGACGGAGTCGGAGTACCTCGACCCGAAGAGGAACCCGATGATCAGGACGGGAGGAGGAAAAGGATGACGGTTCTGAGCACGGACACGACGAAGAAGAAGGACGAGACGACGCTCTCGGAGTTCCTCGAGGAGACGAGGGACGGGGACGGGCAGGCCGTCGGGATCGTATCCCGCATCCCCCAGAATCCGGTGACGACGAAGCCGGGGGAGCAGGCGGCCGCGGCCGGCCAGCCGAAGCCGAAGCCCCGGAGGATGCTCACGACCTCGGGGCTCGACGACGTCGCGGGGTCAATCGCGCGGCAGAGGAAGACGGCCGATATCCTGGCGCAGCGCGCGAAGGCCGCGGCGCCACCGGCCCCCGAGCCTCCGAAGCCGAGGACGGGCCCGAAGGTCGGCGGCGGCGCGAAGAAGACCGGGGCGAAATGAGGAAGATCGTCGAAGTCGAATCCTGCTCGGAGTGCCCGAAAGCCATGTTCGTTGAAACCCGGGACCCGGCGATCCCGCGCGTCTACGTCGGCTGCGGGCTATCCCACCGGAGTTTCGATTACGAATTCATGAACGCGAACCCAATGCCGATCCAGCCGTGGTGCGAACTGCCGGATGCGCAAGAAGAAAGGTTACTGGAGAAATTCAATCCCGTAAGGGAGGTTCTGGGAAAATGAGCATGAGGATCCGCGTCACGCTCCGCTGCATGGCGGCGTCCGAGATCGCCGACATGATCCCGAGGGAGACGATCGAGGAGATCCGGAAGACGGACCCGCGGCCGCTCTTCAAGGCCTACG